CACAGATCGGGTGGATGTACCTATCCTGAGTCATCTTGATCACCTGAGTTACATTTTTCAGGTCAATATTTGCGGAAGCTACGGTGAAGTCCTTAAAGGACTGCTCACTGATCATTAGTACATTTGCGCTCATCGTGATGTCTTTTCTACTACTACATTTCTTTTCCACTCGTGACGGCAGTAAGGAGTCACGATGTTAGTTCCCGGTCTTCTATACCACCCACCGCAAAGCTGGAATACTGAGTAGCCTAATTGGTTTGAGATGTTTTGGATTTCTTCACGGGTAAACAAAAGGCTTTTGCCTACACCATCAGAATTATATAGCTTGTCACACAAAGGCCTGCTTCCGCTTTTTGCAGCAGGGACTCCCTCTCTTTCTTCATAGCTGTAAAGCACTTTGAAAGAAGTCACAGGGGTTAGCCTTCTGATAGCTGCTTCACCTGTTCTAGTTATCTTTCTAGTTACCTGCCCGACATTGCTAATGTCTTCAGTCAATACGTTATCATCAATCAAAGTATTGATCCTTCCAATTACTGAGGCTTCATCTATTCCTGTAGCCTCTGCGATTTGTGGCACCGTTACCTTTGGATTGCTTTGAATCTCTTTTAATATTTTTCTTTGAACCTCATTCAGCATATACTCAGCAAAGAGATCCTGCTTCACAAAGTCATCCATGCTAGAAAAGGTCATCTTAGAAGTTTCAATAATTTTAAAACCGTCTTTTGATATTCCCTTACCTTCAAACAAGCTTAGAATTTCATCGTCTTTTTGGGTGTGGGAGCATGACAAATGCAAAGTTTCTACTGTAGTAGGTGCAGGTTCTTCACCTATGTTCTCAGGAGTAACGATATCTTGTCTTGTAGGCAATCCAATCAAGCTGCGAAGTTCGTTTACATCCATGCTCTCTACTACCTTGGTAGCGATCAAAGGTGATAGGCTGTTCAATGAATTAATAATGTCCTGCGCTCCTGCTGTTTCTTTTTTCTCGATAGGTGCAAGGCCTAGCTTTTCACGGATTTCATCCTGAGTCATGTT